GAAGAACAGTTTAGACAGCAGTCTGAAATGACTTTTATTCTAAATGAAGAGGAAAAGATATTAAAACAAAAAGAATTTGATTTAATCAACTTAGACATAAGGGTTCAGACTTTTAAAGATAGGCAGAAACTGCGGTTAGAAGAATTTTTAGAGCAATCTAAAGATGAAAAACAAAGAGCGAAAGCTAATGCAGAATATTTAGAATCTATAATTAAGGCAGATAAAGAAGCAGCAGATGTTAGAATCCAGATAGCAGCAGCAACAGAAACAAAACTAATTGAACTAGAATCTTCGCAAAGAGAGAGTCAATTTAAATCTGATAGAAAAAGACAGGAATTAGAGATAAGCAACCTTAAATATTCTTTGGATGCGAATCAATATTATCTGAATGAAAAAGCAGCCCTTATTGAAAGCGATATACGGTTTGAAAGCCTTAGATTAAAAACGGCAATGCTTTCTATAGATGAAAGGGCAGCAGGGGAATTAAGGTTAGCAAAGTTGGAGCAGCAGTTGAATGAAACTAAGCTACAACAGAAGTTAGATTTTATAAAAGAAAATCAACGTATTGACCTTATATATGTTGGTTTCGCACAGCAAACATCAGACCTATTATCTAATATAGCAGGAGAAAATAAAGCTATACAAAAAGCAGCATTACTTGTGGAAAAAGGTGCTGCTGTTGCTAATATTGTAGTTAGAACTCAATCTTCTAATCAAATTATTAGAGCAGGGTATGCTGCTAAAGCTGCTTTAGCTCCTATAGGTGGTGCTGCATTTAAGGCTTTGGCTCAAGCAGAAGTTACTAGAAACAATATTGGTGCTGCATTGTCTATAGCAAATATATTGGCAACCACAATATCATCATTCAAAAAGCCATCTGGCGAAGGAGGTGCAGGAGGCGTTAATGTGGAAGCACCAGATTTTAATGTGGTAGGTGCATCACCAGAGTCCCAGTTAGCACAGACTGTAGCAGGTCAACAAACAAAGCCATTAAGAGCATTTGTAGTAGGAAAAGACATAACTAACCAACAAGAACTTGACCGTAATATTAAAACAACAGCAGGTCTTGGTAATTAATTTATAGTATGAGAATAATAGAATTACTTATTGACGAAAATGAATTGCTTTCTGGAATCGAAGCTATTAGTATAGTTGATCGACCTGCAATTCAAGAGAACTTTATAGCATTAAGCGAACAGCCTAAAATTCAATTAGCTGAAATAGATAAGGAGAAAAGAATCCTTATGGGTGCTGCTTTAGTGCCAAATAAAAATATTTATCGAGCAGATGCTGAAGAAGAATACTATATCTACTTCTCTGAGGCTACAGTCCGTAAAGCATCGGAGTTATTTTTAATGAGGGGTAATCAAAACAAATCTACTTTAGAACACGAGGCTGAACTAAACGGACTATCTGTCGTAGAGAGTTGGATTATAGAAGATGAAACCCACGATAAAAGCAGAAAGTACGGAATGGATTTGCCAATTGGAACTTGGATGGTATCAATGAAGGTAAACAATGATGAGGTTTGGAATAACTATGTTAAGACTGGCAAAGTAAAAGGATTCTCTATAGAAGGATATTTTACCGATAAGGTTGATATGAGCCAAATAAATCAAATCAGCGAAGAAGAAGCGGAAGATATATTGGTCGAGATGGCTGATTATATTGCTTCTAAGAAGCTAAAATTAGAAACCTATAGTGATTACCCTCAAGGGGTAGTGAACAACGCTAAAAAAGCCTTAGAATGGGCTGATAAGAATGGTTGGGGGTCTTGCGGAACTGCTGTAGGAAAACGTAGAGCATCACAATTGGCATCAAAGTCTAATTTAACGGTATCTACAATTAAGAGAATGTATAGCTTTCTGTCTCGCCATAAGGGAGATTTAGAGGCATCTAAGAGTTACTCTGATGGATGTGGGAAATTAATGTATGATGCTTGGGGAGGTAAGGCAGGATTGCGTTGGTCAAAAAGTAAATTAAAATCATTAGGAGAAATAGATGAGTAAAAATACAGCATATAGAGTTCACGTTGAGGATGTAGAACAATCGGTAGTTGACAATGTAAACATAGAAAATGGTGCAATGTTGCGTACAGATGATGCTCTGTATATGGGTCACAATAACACTAACGTAATAGTGTACCCTCAGAATCTTGGTGCAACTCAAAACTTAGGTTGGGCGAGATACAACGACACTTTTTACACAGGTCTAGGAGAGGGAGATTCCAATAAACTACTTTTGTCAGATGGTATTGAGGTTACCTTACCTAACAATGCAGGAAGTGTAGTAAGAAGCCATCCAAGTATAGATTTCTACGATGTGGCAAATCAAAAGTTTGTAGGTTTAAATGAGAATGATGTTTATGCGGTAACTGTTGTATTTAAGAAGAGTGCAGCAAATGCTAATCAAACTCATTTAGATTTTAAACTTACAGGAGCAGATGACTACGACAGAATCAATATGGCATTAGGGTTTTATAAAGGAAACGATGAAACGCAGAATCAACATATAATGCTACAATATTATTTAGATGCAAATGCCTTAGCAAATGGTCTTACACCAAAGGTAACTGCTGATGGTGGTACTGCTAAAATTTGGGATATTATCTTTTTTATACAACGTACACAAAACGCAGGATTATGATAAGAGACAACAAGGACAAGAATCCATCCCCACAAAATAGTCGTAGAGGTTGTTTGTGTAAAGATGGAAGAACATATTCAAGAAAATGCTGTGATGGTAGCTTTCAGGCTCAAGGGATTGGCAATATTACTGGCACTACTGATTAAAAATCTAACACACTAAAGTCTATTAATTACTTTAGTAAATTCTAATAATTATTATGAACGCAACAACTATTTTAAATGAAATACTTCAAAAGTTGTCTGTGTTAACAAAAGAAGATGAACTTTCTCAGGAGGAAGTTGTTGAAGCTGTTAGCGAGGCTACTCAAGAAGTGCAAGAAGAAGTACAGGAAACTGTACAAGAAGAACTTGCTGAAACTGAGGAGGTAGAAGCTGCCTCTGATGAGGTTGAAGCAGTTGAAGAAGCAGAGCTTAAAGAAGGTTATGTTTCTGAAGAAAAGTATATGGCAGATATGTCGGCTATGAAAGCTGAAATTGATGCTATTAAGAAAATGATTGATGAGGAGATGGGCTATATGAAGAAAGAAAAAGAGGCTCTATCTGAGCAAGTAAAAGAACTTTCTAAAGAACCTGCTGCTGAACCAATCAAACACAGTCCTGAGGAGGAATCAAAACCTAGTTTAAATTTATACGCACAAAGCAGAACAGCTACTACTGCGGATAGAGTTTTACAAAGAATATCTAATATTAAAAAATAACTAATAAATTCAAATAAAATGCCAACAACTACAACTCAAAACGCTAGTGTAGCATATAATGGAGAATTTGCAGGACAATATATTTCTGCTGCTTTATTGAGTGCTTCAACTTTGGAAAACGGTGGATTAACCGTTAAGCCAAACATTAAATTTCAGGAGGTAATCAAAACTATCTCTACTGATGATATCGTTAAGGATGCTTCTTGCGACTTTACAGCAACAAGTACTATTACTCTTGACGAAAGAACTCTAACACCAGAGTTTCAACAAGTAAACTTACAGTTATGTAAGAAAGACTTTCAAAATGACTGGGAAGCTATCTCTATGGGATTCTCTGCCCACGATACCTTACCTTCTTCTTTTAGTGATTTCTTAATTTCTCACGTTGCTGCTAAAGTAGCACAAAGAACTGAGCAATCAATTTGGTCTGGAAGTACAGCTACATCTGGACAGTTTAATGGGCTATCTACTTTATTAGCTGCTGATGCTTCTTTACCTGTTGCAAACGAAATCGCAGGTACTACAGTAACTGCTTCTAACGTAGTTGCACAGTTGGGATCAATCGTAGATGCTATTCCTTCTACTCTTTATGGAAGCGAGGACTTAAACATCTATGTTTCTCAAAACATTGCAAGAGCTTATGTTAGAGCTTTAGGAGGATTTTCAGTAGCAGCTACTTCAAACGCAGGTATCGATAACAAAGGTACTCAATGGTACGGTGGCGGAGCATTATCTTTTGATGGTGTAAAACTATTTGTTGCTAACGGTCTTGCTGATAACACAGCGGTTGCTGCACAAAAATCTAACTTGTACTTTGGTACTGGTCTATTAGCTGACCATAACGAAGTTAAAGTTATTGATATGGCTGACATTGATGGGTCTCAAAACGTAAGAGTTGTAATGAGATTTACAGCAGGTGTACAGTATGGTATCGTTGACGATATCGTTACTTATGGTATTGCGAATTCTGCGAACAACCCATAATAAATAATAATTAACCAATTATAAAGGGTGGGTAAGCCGAGAAGCCTACCTGCCCTTTTTTAATACTAAAAAATAATATACTATGAGCTGCGATTTAACTGGTGGAAGATTAAAACCCTGTAAAGATGCTGTAGGTGGTATTAGAAAGATTCACTTTGTTGACTTTAATGATTTAGGTACTGTTACAGTAGTTGATGATGAAGTTACTGATTTGAGTGGAACTTTTTCTTATCATACTTACGATGTTAAAGGTAATTCTTCCTTAGAAACAAATATTCAGACTTCTCTTGAGAATGGTACAACATTCTTTGAGCA